GGAGGACCACGGCCCGGCAGCGGAGCGTCGATGAGTGGTGAACGTGCGCACGCTAAGCTTTGCGCGTGCCATGCATCATGAAGCTACCGGACTGACAGGCTTGCCGGTTTGCCTGTCCTGAAGGGAACAGGGGCGTTCGGCGTCCCGAAAAAACCTGCTGCGCCCGGAGAAGTTCCTGTTTAAGCGCTTTCGGACGGGGGTTCAACTCCCCCCATCTCCACCAAAGCAGAGCCAGACGAACCGAGAGGTCGCCTGGCTCTGCTCCTATCTCTGCAATCTATATGGTCGGCGGAGTCTTCGTTTTGGTCTGTCCGCTCGACGCGGAAGAATAAAAAAGAGGCTACTGCACAGGATTGTTCCTGCGCGGTAGCCTCTTTGTGTTTTTTCATAGCCATAACGGATTTCGTTATAATCTACCAAAATCCAGCGAGATTCTAAAATCGTTGTTAGAATCTACCGTAAAGGAGCATGGCTATGATTAGGATTTTACTGTCCACCCGGCTTGGCGAGCGGAGGTGGTCACAAGCTGACCTTGCAAGGGCAACAGGCATTCGACCTTCGACGATCAATGACCTGTACCACGAGATCGCTGAAAGGGTCAACCTGGAGCATCTCGACCTCATTTGTGAGGCGCTGGGGTGTGAGCTGTCGGATCTGATGGTCCGGGAGGAAAACCCGGATGTCAGAGTCAAATCGCGCACCGGCGCGGATATACATAGCAAGCGTTAAGCCTGCTCCAAGGCCTCGGGCGTTCAATCGTCCGAGGCCTTTTCTTTTTCTTCCGAGTCCAAGTAAATCGTCTGCCCGTCTTTCATGACAATAGCCACGCGCCCGCCGACGAAGTCCGCAACGCGCACCAAGTCTTTTGCCGACCAACTATCCCTGTTCATCTTGTTGTTCATACTCTGAGCCGTGATGCCGAAGTATGCCGCCAGCTCGCTTTGCTTATGGCCGTTCAGCGAAACAACGGCTTTGACCTTATCCGATACTGCCATCTCGCAGCCTCCTTTCGTTCAAGTACATAATACACGATACTGATTATGTTTGTCAACAAAAATGTGAAAAAAATAATCGCAAAAGTGTTGACAACATACTCAAAAAGGTGTATATTATACTCGTAAGGGAGAGGTAAACAACTTCTCCGGAAAGGAGGACCGGCCGTTGGACAGCGAAGAAAAAAGAGCCCTGCAAGAGCTACTGAAAATCTTGAGTGATCACCCCGAAGTTGCAGAACGGATAACGATCACAATCAAGCCCAACAGTAAACCCAAGCAGGGCAAGCAACCAGAGGACTAACCCCGGCGCTGAGGGGGAGCGGGAAGCTCCCCTCCCCCTTAGTATAAAGCCCCGGACCGGAAAATACAAGGAGGAACGCAAAATGATGATGTCTGAATTTATCGACCGCACCGGCTTCGAGCCGACCGCCAAAGAGTACGCCAAGATTGAGGAAGCCTACTACAACTTCGATGGCGACAAGGATGCCTTTTGCAAGGCTTTTGTCAAGGATGGCGGGGTGCGGAAGCTCTGCAAGGCCAGAGCCGCCGAAATCGACCGGCTGAACAGCTTGCTGATGGAAAGCGAGCGGCAGTACAAGAAGGATGTCGCCGACCGCGAGAAGCGCATCGACGAGCTGACCGCCGAGCTGGACAAGGAGCTGGAGTGGAAGCCCAGCGACAGCACCGGTACGAACATGGAGCAGAAGAGTTACGAGGAGCTTGCCAAATACGGCAAGGTGATGACCGACGATGAAGCCAAGGCGTTTATCGCTGACGAGTGCGGCTTCGCTCCCGAGAAGATCCGCATTCTGCACGAGGTCAACACTTACGAGGTCAACAAGCACCGCCGCCTCCGCAAGTCTGCCGCCTTCGACCGCGCGCCCGTGTACGAGTCCACCGACTGGAACTATGTCCGCTTTGACTGTGCCTACTTCATGTATGAGCTGGTCAACGGTGAGCTCCGCTTCTACAGCTGCTAAATTATTGCCCGCCCCGGAGGTCACGAGGGCCGAAAGGACAGAACATGAACAAAATCCGCAGAAAGAACCTGCAGAGCATCATCGACCAACTGGAGGAGCTGAAAGGCAGCCTCGAAGACCTCCAGGCTGAGGAGGAAGAGTACCGCGACAACATCCCGGAGAATATGCAGGAGAGCGAGCGTTACGAAAAGGCGGACGAGGCCTGCGACAACCTCTCCGAAGCCGTGGATAACCTGGAGGAAGTCATCAGCAGCATCGAAGCTGCCATTGAGTGAAAGGCGCGAGCATGAGGAAAATTACTGTCTTCGACTTTTGCAGCCAGATCGGCGCGGCCAGCGATGAAATCCCCGTTGTGGTGAAAGCCGGTATGCAAAAAATCGGTCGCTTCCGTAGCTTATACAAGATTCCGGCGCAAACGATGCCGGGAGTGCTGGAAGCCAAAATCACCTATGTTACCATGGGGCGCGAAGAAATCATCATCCAGGTCGCATTGAAAGACTACAACACCAAGCTGTAATTGCTTGACTAGCTGACCTATCGGCACGACGGGGAGAAAGAGTATCGCAATGGAAAAGAAAGATTTGACCTTTACATTTGACCCCAATGATTTTGACGGTATGTGTGAGCTGATGGACAAGTATGGCGATAGCGACACGATGTTCATGGGCGTCAATACCGAATTTGAGGAAACGGAAATTTCCATCTTTCCCGATAAAATCGTCTATGCGACCTACCAGCACAACGGCTGGAAGCGTGAGAATGTCTACTGGCGCGACGGTACTCGCGAAGAAACATTCAAAGGCCGCTGGAAGTCCAGAAATTAACATGAGGAGGTACACCATGGAGAGCAGGTCTTGGACGGTCACATATCGCAATCGTGACAACGGCCAGCGGATCACCGCCGCCGTATTCGCGGCAGATCCGCAGCAGGCGCAGAAAAAGGCCCAAGCCGATGGTCAGATTGATGGCCGCGAGGTATGGGAAGTCGAAAGCGTCGAACCGCACGAGGAAACGCTGGCACGAATTCTCATTGCTGAATTCAGCAAGAAGCAGCGGGGCGGGCATTTTGCCTGCCCCCGCTGTGGGAAGATGACGATGGACGCGGAAAGCGTCACGCACAACGCCCTCAGCCGCCGGGCAACGGTCTATGTGTGCGACACCTGCGGCACCGAGGAAGCTCTGGAGGATATGCTGGACGAGCGGATGCCGCTGACTGCATGGGCCATCACCACCGCGCCGGAGAACTGGCGCATGGCCGAAGGAGGAGAAAAGCATGAGTGAGCCGTGGACTCCTGAAGAATTGACTGCCGCCAGCGCCGCGATGAAAGCCGCAGGCCACATGAGCTATGAGGAGCTCTGCGCCGCGCCGAGGCTTCGGCTGGAGTACCGTGGCCGCGACAGCTGGGATCGCCCTGTCTACGAGTGCGACGGTCGGCTCTATGTCGATGTCGACCCACGCCGGAGCAGACCGGCCGATATCTGCACGAAGCAGGGCAACGCCTTTGATGGAGAGCCTTGCGACCCCATCCCCGAGGGAACGATCATTGAGTTCGTTCCCGAGCGAGATACATGGCCTTTCTGAAAAGCCAGACGCACACCAGCGAAGAAAGCGCCCTCTCGCCGCCGTAGGCGAGTTGCAACACGCCCTTTGCGCCGCAGGAGTGTAGACACCCACCAAGAACAGAAAAAGCGCCACAGCGCCGCGAAAATGCGAAAGCGCCAGAAAACAGAAAAAGCCCCCTCGACAGGACGTAAAATCCTGCGAGGGGGCTTTCATTATGCGGGGCGGTGTTTAGATGGCGGGGCTATCAATGCTGCCGTCGTCCTCCGTATCGGTCTGAAAGTTCTTTGCCTTGGCCGCTTCAAAGGTGATCCCGCCGCGCTTGTGGTCGGATTTCGCAAGGGACAGATAGCCGTTCGCTCCGGCGATGATGATGGCCTCGCCGACGCCGGTGGCCGCAGTCAGCCACGCAGCGGCGGCGGTGTAGCCGCTCTTGATGCACAGGTACATGAGGAACAGGCATTCCTGAACGATCAGCAGACCGGCCAGCATTGCCAACAGGCACACGACCTTGCTCCACTCGACCTTGCGCTTCTTCGCGGCTCTGCGCTTGCGCTTTGCCATCAGTTCAGCCCGAATTTCTGGGCGAAGCGGTAAAGCACCGTTGCAAACTGCTCACGGGTCAGGAAATCCTGCCACATGAAATTGACTTCACCGTTCGGAAGCGTGTTGCCGCCGACCAACAGGCCACTCTCGGTGACGAACTTCCGGCCATCCGCGCTGAAATTGCCGCAGTCATTATCCTGAAGCTCGGCACGGTAGGCGGCCATAGCGACCTTGAACATTTCGTTGAACTTATCCTGTGTCATCTCGGGCATACTTTCTTCCTCCTTGACGAGATTCCAATTTGGCCGGCCGTAACCGGCGATGTACTTTGCGTTGCGAGGGTAGCTCTTGTCGCGGACACAGCCGCCGTTCGGAACGACGCCTGCAGCACTGGAAGTGTTACCCTCGATCGTGTAGACCCTGTCGGCGGTCACCTTCTCCACGATGCCGGTATGATACAAGGTATCGCCGCCATCGTTGGTGAAAAATATCTGATCGCCGCGCTGCGGGGTCTTGAAAAATGCTCCGGCGTTTTTGTAATAACGCATGGAGTAGGTGCAACCTGCACCGAGGCCCTTCTCCGGCTGGTAGGTCATAGCCATGCCAATCGAAAGGCCCAGTGTGTAGATGTAGCAGTAGTCCGCGAAGCAGTCGCACCAGGCATAGCCGTTCTTGGCACCGTTGTAGACTACGCCGAGGCCATCCAGGAAAGCGGCAAACTTGTTCCAGTTGTTGCTCCCGGGATTTGCCGTCTTATCCTCCAGCTGCGAGTTGGTGGCCTTTTCGATGTAGCCAATTTCGCTGCGGGCGGTGGCAAGAACACGGTCAATAGCGTTCATAGGTCATTCCTCCTTGGGGGCGGCAGGGGTTTCCTCGCTCTCACCGGCAGGCAGCGCAGCGGGCGCAGCCTCCGCCCCAGGTGTCGCGGTGGAGAGCATATCTTTCAGCTTTTTCAGCACATCGACGGCATAAGCAGTAAAGGCCGCGAGCATCGCCAGCGATACCGCCGTCATCAGGTTCACGGTCTGCCCGTCGACCTCTACCACCATCAGATCGGGGTTGAGATATCCGGCAAAGTAGACCGCGATCAGTGCCACAGCCACGACCGCGCTCTTAATGCAGCCGTTGCGGAACTTCGCCTTGTCCCAGTCTCCGGCAATGATGGCGTTGATGGAGCCAAGGGCGATGTTGGCGGCGATAAGCAGCACAAGGCCAGCAGCCAGGCGAATAATCGTCATATCCAGAACGTGCATAAGTTTTCCTCCTTACTTTTTCAGCGGCAATTCATCCACAGCGGCCACAACTAAATCGGCATCGCCATTCCCGCCGAGGCCGCTGTGGTAGCAGTTGTGCATAGCGTGAAACCGGCGGCGGTCATCATAGGAGATTTCCCCCGCTTTGATATATCCGCGCCCGAGATACAGGATCCGGTCAAGCAGGATCAGCCGCAGAGCTTCGGCCTGTGCCGTGTCGCTGGTCTTCAGGACCTTTAGTTGGCCCTGGAGGTCTGCCAGCGTCTTCGACAGTTCGTCCGTCTTATCAGCTTTCGCCTCTGCACGATCCTCCTTGACAGCTTTGCGGTTTGCCTTGAACTTCCACCGCTCATTGATGCCGTTTATCACGGCGGCGCCTGCTGCTCCGCCGGCAACAGCCAGCAGAACAGAAAGCAAGATTTCACCAAAATTCATGCTTATACCTCTCTTTGCAATGTGTAGCTTGGACTCTCTCGGCCGTTCACAATTTGGGAAGCACACATGGCGAGAGGTGCCAAATAAAACAGTACGGGATCAGCAGCCCGCTCCGACGCTTTTACGCATTGTTGATCGCCCCCTTTGCATTGGCACGAAAAAAAGCAACCGCCGAAGCGGTTGCTTTGTCGTATTATCAGCTCACCAATTCCCAGTTTGCGGGATAGGCGCTGGGGGAATATGCGTTGTTATCGCATTTGCTGCGATACACAGCTGCAGGATCTTCAGCATCAGGGTCTGTGCAGCACTCGTCCTTGGCGTAAAGCCCGCTTGTTCCGAAAGGTGCAACATAAGGCTTTGCTTTCACCGGGTCCTTGGTATGCGCAAGCCCCCAAAGCGCTCGGAGCGTCGAATGGCGGCCGTCATAGTTCACCGCATTGTACGGCAGGATCCATGTCCAGACCGGCCCTTCGTCCGTAACCGG